ACTTTTACAATTCGACCAATGTTTTCTGGTCGTACTGAAAAAATAATGTGAGCTATATCTCCTTGATTACACTTCATTAGTATCTGCCTTTAGTACTGGAATTGCTTTTTGATTTGCTAATGCAAACAATGTGGATCGATGGCTGTCATTGATATCTACATAGATATCGCAACGACAATACATGTCATTAGGTAGTGTCGCACTGTTTGAATGAATATATACTAAATTAAATCCTTCTTGGTTGCACTGTTTAAAAAGCTCGTCACCGAGTTGTCGTTGCACCCAAATATGTTCCATCTTTGTGCCAGCGTGTGTCCATTTGAACTCGCATTGGTCTAGATAGTATCTCATTTAGGACTATTAATTAGCTGAATGTTTGTGGCTACTTCTTTGCCGTTGTGATCAATAATATCGTATGAAACTATCATACCTTCTACGACTTTTTTAATTCCGTTCTTACGAAATTCTGAGACATGAACAAACAGGTCAGCTTGGTCGTTATCTCTGCTGATAAATCCATATCCTTTAACATGGTTATAAAAGTTAACCTTACCCTGATTTGTCATAATATTATCGCCCCGTTTTAAGTAGTAAGGCGCACTAAGGCGCCTTACTTAACTGCAATTATTTATTATAATGCGTTCTTTTTCTCTTGGATTTCAGCACGGCGTGCTTTTGTCAATTTGCCAATTTCGCCAAGTGCTTTTCTTGCTCTAGCGGCAGCGGCTTTTACTGGCTTTTCTCCTTCGAAAGAGTCAGCTTCTTTTAAATAATTTTCGTATGCTTCTACGATTTGCTCGTGTAATGATGACATATAAACCTCCTTTATATTTGTTTTATGCCGGTTGTTGATTCAATGTACTGTTTAGCCATACCAGAGTCAGTCTTAGCAATAAAAACGATTGTTGCTAGGTTGACTTCAAGTGTAGTATCCGGGCTAACAGTAAATGTAAATGGAACCATTCCAATTCCATTTTGACTTGCTGTCAAAGCCATCGGTTTCTTAACTTTCATTGAATCTTTTTCTTTTTTCTCAAGGCGGGCAATAACTTCTTCGCCAGCCACTGTTTTGAAGGTGATAGTATCACCTTCTTTATAAGGTATATCAATTAACATAGTTTTTCCTATAGTGTGTGTCCAGTACCAGTATAGCCTGTACTTTCGATGTAATCAACTAATTGATCAAAGCCACCAATTTTATCTCCGTTGATAATAATTTGTGGGAATGTTCTAGCACCAGGAAAAGTTTCGAAGACTTGCTCTCTTGTAAAGTCTTTACCTAGTTCTTTATATGCATAGTTGTACTTACGAGTTTCACAAAGTTGTTTTGCACTTACACAACTTGGACAACCTGGTTTACCCCAAATTTCAATCATTGGCATAAATCCTCATATCGTGTATGATGTGCTCTATGCAATACACCATTTGGGTCCTGTTGTTTAAAAGAGAACAACGATTTAATAAATTTAATCATAGACTAAATCCTTTCAGGACGTCATCGTCAACGTCTTGTTTAATGCCACCGATAATATAAGATTCAACTTCTGTCTCTTGCGGTGCTACTTGTAGTCCTGAGCTAGACAGCCAATGTTGTGTCCACGGTAGCGGGTTAGTATTTACTGGGCGATCATAAATGGTTTTATAACCTAGTGCCTTCAAACGCTTATTAGCAATGAATTCTACGTAGTGATGTAGCAGTTCTTCATTTAGTCCAATAATAGCGCCATCCTTGAACAAGTAATTAGCCCAAGCCTTTTCTTCGTTGACACAGGTGCGCCACATTTCATAAATCTCATCTTCACATTCTTTAGCAACTTCTGCCATCATTGGATCATCGTTACCTTTAATCCAGTGTTTCAAAACTTGTGTTGAAAGATTAAGATGGGTTGCTTCGTCTCTAGCAATAAGTGAAATAATCTTTGCAGATCCTTCCATTACTTTCGATTCGGCAAATGCAAACGTACAAGCAAAACTTACATAGAAACGCAAGCCTTCAAGAATGTTTACATTCATCATTGCTAAGAACATTTTTTTCTTAACATCTCGCAGACTGCCTTCTCCTCTATGGAACCAAGCATCTGCCGCTTCTGTAAATGCATCGTAGTTTTTAGTAACTGCTGTTGCACGTTTTAGAATTTCTTCATCGTCTAGGATAGTATCAAATACTTCACTCGGATCTGCATACACATTCTTCATGATGTGTGTATACGAACGTGAGTGAATTGTTTCAAAGAAGTCCCAAGTAACAATACATCCTTCTAGTTCAGGTAATGATACATATGGTAGGAATGCCAAACTTGGGCCGCGACCTTGTACACTATCAAGAAGTGTTTGATATTTTAGATTACTTGTAAAGATGTGCTTTTGTTCTGGTCGAAAGTTTTGGTAGTCAGCACGATCTTTTTGTAGACTTACTTCTTCTGCTCGCCAAAAATACCCTAGCATAGTTTGATTTAGTTTGTCAAACTCTGGAAACCTAAACGTATCATAACGCTGTGTGTTCTGATCTTCTCCGAAGAACATATGTTGTTTTGTAAAATCAACCTTTTCTTGATTGAATACTGTCTTAGCCATCTTTTTTACTTCCTTATATAACTTTATATCTTATCACTATACTATCTTTGTATTAATAAGTCAACCACTAAATTGCACAACTATCGCACATTTCATCTTCGTTGCCTACATCCATTGTAGTAGGTGCTAGTGCTACTTGCGGCTTATCGTCAAATTCTGAATCACCATCTGTTTTATAATCATAAGTGTTCTGATAGTAACTAGTTTTCCATCCATACTTATATGTATTAAGCAAATCTTTAAGCATAATACTCATAGGCACTTCATTATCAGGGAAGTGTGTTGGATTGTAACTCCAGTTACCGCTAATTGCCTGATCAAAGAACTTTTGCATCACCGCAACAATGTTGATGTAACCTTCGTTGCTAGGCATGTCCCACAGCAAGGTGTAGTACTGCTTAAGACTTTGATATTGTGGAACAATCTGCTTAAGAGGCCCTTTCTTGGACTTCTTAACGGACAGGTAGCCTCTAGGTGGTTCAATTCCGTTTGTTGCGTTCGACACAACGGAACTGCTCTCCGATGGCATTTGTGCGGACAAAGTTGAGTGCCTGAGGCCGTGTTCTTTAATATCAGATCTGAGAGTATCCCAATCATAATGTAACTTTTCTCCGTGAAGCTCGTCTACTTCCTTTTTGTATGTATCGATAGGAAGGATGCCGTCGCTGTATTTAGTACGGTTAAAGTACTCGCATGCACCACGCTCTTGTGCAAGTTTATTTGATGCTTTGAGCAAATAGTATTGGAATGCTTCTGTTAATCTATGTACAAGGTTAGATGCTTCTTTATCAGCGTATTGTACTTGATTCTTTGCAAGATAATGTGCAAGACCAATGTAACCTACGCCCAGTGAACGACGAGCTTTAGTTGAAATCTCAGCTGCCTTGATTGGGTAACGCTGATAGTCAATAATTTCTTCTAGTGCTCTTACTGCTAGTTCGCATAGTTCTTCTAGATCATCTAGATCTTTAATTACACCTACGTTAATAGCACTTAGAATACACAATGCAATTTCTCCGTCTGGATCGTCAATGTGTTGTAAAGGCTTAGTAGGTAGCGTAATCTCTTGACACAAGTTACTCATGTATACAGTGTCTTTGAACGAACTGTGCGTATTAGCATGATCAACATTCATAATATAAATGCGTCCTGTTTCAGCACGTTCTTTAATCAATGCACTAAACAAGTCCATGGCTTTAATAGTTTGCTTCTTGATACTTGTAGCACGTTCATACTTTTCGTATAGACGTTTAAACTCGTCTTGATCGCTAAAGAATGCTTCGTACAATCCCGGAACATCATGTGGCGAGAAAAGAGTAATATTTCCCTGAGTCAACAACCTTTCATACATCAACTTGTTAAGCTGAATGCTGTAGTCTAACTTACGTACACGGTTGTCTTCAGTGCCTTTGTTGTTCTTTAGCACAAGGATGTCTTCGATCTCTTGATGCCAGAACGGGAAGTGTGTAGTAGCTGATCCACCACGTACACCATTCTGTGTACAGCAACGAACAGTTGCTTCGAACTTCTTGAGGAACGGAATCACTCCTGTGTGTGCTACCTCGCCTCCTCTAATCTTAGCGTTTACTCCGCGGATTCGTCCTGCGTTGATGCCGATGCCCGCCCTTTGCGCTGTATAGCGTCCAATAGACATATCGCTGGCAAAGATGCTATCAAGAGTGTCGTCACTGTCAACAAGGACGCAACTTGCAAACTGACGCACAGGGGTTCTGACCCCTGCCATAACGGGCGTTGGGATATTGACTTTAAATAATGAGGTCGCATCGTAGTATCTCCTTACATAATGCATTCTATCTTCTTTAGGATAGTTAGCAAACAGTGTTGCCGCAATCAACATATACATATGTTGCGGTGTTTCAAACAATTCACCTGTTGATCTATCCTGTACAAGATACTTGTCTACTACTTGACGCAAGCCTGCATAGGTAAAGTTCTCATCGCGCTTATGTTTAATGTAACTATCTAATGATTCAAATTCTTCTTCTGTATACTGATCGAGGATTGCAGAATCGTATACTTTTCTTTCAACATTTTTCTTGATCATTTCAAGTAATGTTGCTTTTTCAAATCCACCATAGACTTCTTTGTACACTCCGTATAGCAACAAACGTGCCGCGGCAAATTGATAGTTAGGTGATTCTAAACTAATAAGATCATTAGCTGAACGTACTAGTAAGTCTTGGATCTGTGTTGTTGTCATATCATCAGAAAATTGAATACCTGCGTTCATTTGTATCTGACTACTACTGACACCAGCTAAACCTTCACATGCAAAATTAACTACTTTATGGATTTTTTGGATATCTAGGCGTACCCTCTCGCCATCACGTTTTACAATATTAAGATCTGCTTTCATTTTTTACTTCTTCCTCTATGTTAAAAAATATTTAGTTTAATGGTGGCATCACATAAATCTTTTGTGACACGACAGTTTTTGGGAGTTGATTGACATCTATGACTTCATTTTTATATCCTAGGACAATACTCCCGTCTAAGAACACAAGGAACATACTTTCATCTTCTTTTATGTCCGTACTGATATGTATCTCTACTTTTGACTGGCTAAACCTGTCAGTTAACTGTAACGTATACGCACATAATTGTGCAATTTCATACTCAGTAAATGATGAATGTTCTAACAAGTGCCAAGGTTGTATTTTTGACTTAGGATCAAAAGGAGATGACTTTCTGCTAGAAACAGGAAGAGTCTTAATAAAGCTCATTAATTCTTGTAAAGGTGTAGGATGTACTTCTAGAGTATCTCTTAGATCTCGCCAGACTTTTACCTTGTCTTCAAATTTTAATTCTAACATTAACCTCGAACTTTGATTTTGTAGTTAAATACGCCTTGATCATTCGCAGTTAAGTTTAACATAGAAACTACGATTGTGTCAACCCCTAAATTTCCATCTGTGTTAAGTAATTGTGCTAGGAACTTTACACTATTTTCATAGTTGCTGTCCCCTTGATAATTAAATTCATCGACAAAATCTAAGTTGCCAGTTGTAGCATCTAAGATGAACTGCATCGTTCCGCTTCGAACTGCGTTTACTATATTACTTTTATAGGTGTATTCAACTTCATAAGTTCTGGTATAGTCTCCCGGAAGTCTAAAGAAGTATGTGTAAGAACTTGATTCATTAAGTTCTAGTGAATGGAAACCACCTAGTGTTGCATTAACACTACCTTTGATTTCAGATATATATGGGTAAGTTGTAATGTAAGTTTGATTATAGCCTAGTTCTGAAGTGCGTTTAAAATAATCTTCAACGCTTGAATTACCTGGAGCACTGAAGTCAATTACACTGTACTGTGCATTGCCTTCATTACCACCTACGTTGCCGATACTTTCGTAATTGTTATGCGAACTTAGATTGTTCGCGCCGTTCTTTACAATAAATGCTTCGGCATCGATGTTACTAAAATCACATTGTGAAACTTTATTTTTACTTGGTCCGGTTGTTTGTCCTGGGCTACCTATGATTGAGTTTTTGCCAAACAAAATACCATTACCTAAATTTTCAAAGTAACAGCAATGCCAATGGTTATTATAGATATCGTCATCACTAACAATACCAACACTTAAACCATCGAACATAATGTGGTCGAACTTGTTCTTTTGTGTTCCAACTACTTCACTTAGCGAACCTAATTTAATTCCTGCATTAGTGTCAGTAATAGCAGTGCCAGTTGTCCAAGCCCCCTTTAACTGTAGTTCTGCAAAATTACTCATTTTGCAACTTTGTAAAACCATAACAGGGCTTGTAGTTGATGTTGTTGTTATTGTCATTCCTGACATTGTAATATTTGTTGCTTGATTGTTTAGTGTACTTGAACTATCATCTGCATAGTTTCCAGGACTACTTGAATCGTTTACAGTTTGAAATGCAGGACCATTACCTGTCATATTGAATACTGTCTTGCCTTTACCGTCGCCGATTAGTGTAGCATAACTTGGAACATAGATAGTATTACTAATTTTATATGTGCCAGCTGGAATAATTAGTTGTACTCTACTTTGTGTAGTCCCTTTGGTTGAAGAATTAATATAAAGTTGATCAATAGCTCGTTGAATAATTACTGTTTGATCTGTGTTATCGCCTTCTGCACCAAAAGAACGAATGTTAACAGTTTCGTCAAGTTTTTGTTGAAGTGTTCTTCTAATAGGACTATTAGCACTTGCACCTGTTTGTACAGTATTCCCGTTGAGATATGTATAAGTGTTCGCAAGTGTGAAAAGATCATCATGCTCAGTAATAACTTTTGTATTACCTACAGCTGGTGCGCCTTCTGCTACACTACCATTACCAATATATAATTCTCTTGAGTCTACAGCCCAGCCAAATTCTCCGCCAGCAAGTTGAGGAATACCAGAACCTTGATTCTTTTGTCCTCTTCGAATTTGTATGCGACTGATTTGTACCACGGCCATGCTGTAATCTCCTAAATTATTATTAGTATTTATGCTTCCTGTTCGTAATATTGATAAACTCTGTTATACCATTCAGTACGCCACTCATCATATTCATGCGGCCACAGATCAAACTGCTGGTATGTTTCGCCGCCTAACGCCATAGGATCATCGCCGCGACTGCACATAAACACATGCCCTTCGCGTATATTAGTACCGTAGATTTCGTTGTGCGCTTCTGCGTATGCAACCATTTGCAAGTAATAGTCTACTACCCACTCTGGCTTCTTGGGACGATTCGTCTGCTTAAAATCCATAATTGCAGGATTGCCTTTGTACTGTCCTACAAGGTCAGTAGTACCTGCATACATCTGTGGCATGTAAAGATTAATTTCACTACCCCAAATTTCATCAACATCTACCATAGCTTGATCGCGTATAACTTCAGCCATCCTATGTGCTTTGATAGCAAAAGGATTGCTACCCGGAGTGGGCCATTCACCAAACTCAATATAGTCTTCAAGATACTTGTGCATACGTGTACCAACACCTGCGGCTTCAGTTACAATCTCTTGTGCTTTCTTTTCACCTACACGCTTTTTCCATGCGATTAGATGAGTCTTATCTTTCGTTTTATCTAGGATAGTTGTAACACTTGCTACTGCATTTCCATCAGGACATGCATATAAACGCTTGCCATCTACTTGCTGTCGCTTAATTTCTTGGTAGTCATACTTCTCTATAATTAAACTCATTAGTTCTCCGTTTTAATATTACTGGATGTCAAAGTCCCAAACAAGACATCTTCTATTTTCTTCTGTTGGATAGGCTCCGTGCCATACTCGATCATCCATTACTACTACGCGGCCTGGTTCTGGGTGAAACTTGTGTTCGTATGTATAACCGTTAGGATTTTGCAATAGGGTGTACATACATCCGTTGAATATATTAGTTTTAGTAGGTTTAATACGATCAAAAAGCATTACGCTTGATGCAAATCGTTTGTTTGATTGTGCTATCCTGTCAGTTGAATGGAAGTGTCCAGCTTGCCAACCTCCAGGAAAATAATTTATTGTCCACGCTTTGTGTTTCTGATCAACTTCGCGTTCAGAAATTTGGGTCACAGGTAGTTCAACAGTTTTGAAAATACTTAATAACCATTCTTTATAACGCTCGCGATGCTTTGACCATTGTTCATACTCTAACGGTTGTTGCATACCGTTTACTGTGCATGAACCTTTAGATATGTCAGCTGATCTAAAATCAAATAGTTCTTCTAAATCTGCGTAGTCAGGGTAAATTGAACTTACCACCCAATGCTGATTAGGTACAACATATAGATCTACACCATTAACTGTCTTCAGTAGGCTCATCTTTAACCTCCTGAATTGGTATAGTATTAGGATTGATATCCCAATGTGCATAACCAAAGTCGTCACTGTAGTATGGGTTTACATCACTATACCCATCCTGTGCTTCAACTGTAAGTACTTCAGGTACATAATGTTTGATCATGTTTTCAACACCCATCTTGAGTGTCATTGTGCTACCTGCACAACCAGAACATGCTCCGCCAAGCTCAAGCAATAGATGTCCATTGTTATAAGACAAGAATTCAATATTGCCTCCATGAGAGGCAACAGATGGTTTTACATTATCTTCGATTAATTCTTTAATTTGTGTGATGATTGCTTCATCAGTTCGTGTATTACTCATGCAATCTCCTATTCTTAGTTAACAGTATATACTATTTAGAATAGAATGTCAAGTGTTATTTGAGTGCGTTTTTAGTTGCTCTATCAGCCATTTGATCTACTTCAGGATCTTCTGGTTTAGATGCTGGCATTTCACCACCTGCCAAAACAACACCACGTTCATCAAACTTGTCAACTAATTTTTGTATTCTTGTGTCTTTGTTATATGCTTGTACAAAAGAATCGTTGTCGAATTGCTCTACTCCAACGTTAGTCAACATATTGTTTAATGCCGACCAGTCGATCCTGGTCGCGCCTTGTTCTAATTGTAGATGTAGTACTTGAACTAGATTGTCTAAACTGGAGCTGTCAGCTTCAGTTAGGCCTTTTTTTTTCCGCTTAAGATTGTACCTAATTTTCTTGAAAGTTCAATGCTTTCTCGCTTTTGCCGATCGGCTGGTTCATCTCCGCCTACAGATGCATCTGCTGTTGCAAATTCATCGTCGCCTTCTTCTTCTGGGGCATCTGTTTCCGCATCAACATCGTCGATTGGTTCCATGTCCATATCGTCGTCGGCTGGTACTTCGTCGCCCATTGTTTGAGGTGCACCTTCACCTGTCAAAATGGCTACGCCACTTGTTAGTGAATCACGTGTGCTTTCCAATGATGAAAATAGAGAATCAAGTGCTGGCTTAACCATTGCGATAAATTCATCTGACTTATCAACACCTAACTCATCTCTAATTTTGTCGCCTAATTCTAACATTGACTCTGTTTGCATTTCTGCTGTATCTTCCATCCAGCCAGTAACACGGTCAACCATGTCCTTGGATGCCATTACTAGGGTTGCTTCTTCTTCTGCACCTTCACGTACAATAGATTCAGTTGATGTTGCCTTTGCTCTAATATCATCAGCACCTTTCATTCCTGCTTCAAGTGCTTGATAGTCTTTTTTGATTTTTGCAACGTGTTTTTGCATTTGACCAATTTCCATCTCGTAGTAATTACGATTGTCACCTGGAGGAGTCATGTACATAATTTGTTCTGTACGCTTAATGGTCTCCATTGCATTTTTGTACAAGTCGCTTAATGCTTTTAATCTTTCTTCTGGGCTTGATTCTGCGCCTTCTTTAACAGCCTTCTTCTTTTTACCATAAGATCCTTCATCTGTCTTTGATGATGCTTTAGCAATCGCCGCTCTACGCTTCTTTAGATATTCATCTGAGCTATCTGTTTCACCATCGTTGTTTACATCATCATCTTCTTTGCCAACTGGGTCTAATTTTTTAGCTTCAGCAACTGAACGCTCAACAATAGCGGCATTGATAACATCGAGGAACATCTTTGTTTTTTGATAACTGTCGCTTTGTGTAACTGCTTCGTAGCTTTCATTTGTTTCAACTTGTGAAAGTTGAGTTCTTAATCTATTACGAGCATCTTCAAGTTGCTCAGTAGTAAACTTGGATACGTCGATCTTTGTTCCGAATCTCTTAGCAAGACTTTCATTAAGTGTTGCAGAGGTAATCGGTTTTGAAAATTCTTTTATAAGCATAGTTAATGTTCCTTTATCAATACTGTATTTATTTATCAAAGATAAACGTTTCTATACTAGATAAACTGGCCCATGCTTTGTCCAATGCTATATCAAATAGTATCTCTGCGTTCTCTTTTTTATTCCAATCGGTAGAAACTTCGTATGATCGCTTAGAAAACACAGCATCCATATAGTATTTTGCTACTCTATCATCTAATCGTTTAATTTCTTCAACGGAATTACGGTTGTTTTCTACTATATTCTTTGCAATGGCCAATGCGGCTGTTTTGCAAAATGTAGTTAAGATATGTGAATTAGTTTTAGTATCAAACAATCTATATCCGTTTTTGTGCTTACGGATAGCAATGTGTTTCAAGCGGATACTGTTTCCTTTTTGGTAAGGAAGCGCCACAGATTCTAATCCTGCTGATATTATTTGTTCTAATTCTTTTGCTAATGTTAGGTTATCTGAGCTCATTTGCCACGACCAGTACAGTTCCATTTTGTATTACTTTACTTACTAAAGACTTCCTAATCAATCCCTCAATAATGAATCGATCTCTTTCTGAATAACTGCTAATTGGTCGTACCGAACCCATCTTGCACAACACTTGCTTTTCTTCATTTGTAGTGTGTATAGAAAAGTGTTGGATAAGTTCGTTTATCTTCATGCTTGTTCGCCCGCCGCTTTTGCTATGAGTGCTTGTACCTCAGGGCTATCTTTCTTTAAAATTGTTTTAGGTGCATTTCTATTCTTAGGATCACCAATGGTAACTTCATCACCTTTTACGTCATCAATCTCAATTTCAGTGCCAGCAATTGCTCCTGTAATTCTTGCACCTTTTTTAAGTATAGTGTTAGCCATCATATCTGATGCTTTTGCTTTTGCGGCAACTGCGGCTTTTTGTAATGCTGACTGTGCAACTTCTTTGCCGGCTTGTCCCATTTGTTGTCCTATTCTACCCGCACCTTGCTTTGCGGCCTGAGCACCTTTACCTACAACTGATCCTGCGGCTTTGGCTCCTCTTCCGGCAAGTCCAACTGCTCCTCTAGCGGCAAGTCCTATTGCTGGAATGATTTCGTCAAGTTGTTGCTCTGATAAATGAGGATGCATCTGTTTTAACTTTTGACGTTCACTAATTTTAAATTCATGTATTCTCATTTCATTCTCCGAGTCTTATTACGTTTAGTAGGTTTTAATCTAGATTTATTTAACTTTGCAACTCTCTTAGATGCCGCACTAGTTTTTCTTGTTATACCAGATCTAATTTTCATTAATGCACTTTTACGTGATTTAGCTTTCTTGGCTCCTACACTTTTTCCAACTTTAACGGCTGTATTACATGTCTGAGGCTTTGCAACAATACGACCTTTTTTCTGGCCGCTGGTACAGCGATACTTGCGAACCATCTTGTTCCCACGCTTACCAAATATTGCAACTGCTCCTTCAACTAATACGTCTTGAATATTCATCTGCTTCTCTTATTTAATCTCTGTAATGCAATTGACGCTGGATTAATACGTTTGGTTCTGCGAGCCTTACGTGCCATCCTATTACCTAGTCTTGCTCTGGTACGCTTCATTTGCATCTTAGCCTTAACATTGGGTGATGCGAAACACTGGGCAGGAGAAGCAACAATTCTACCCTTTCGTTTGCCTAAAGTGCAACGATATTTACGTACTAATTTCTTTCCTCGGCGACCCCAAATTTGTTTTTCTTCAAGGTCAGAAATGATCTCTGTTATTTGCATAACAGTATTTAGTTAGGAATGTTATGAAAAGTTAATAAGAAGAACTATGATGGTGCTGAGTAGACCTGCTACGATAGTTCCTGTGGCTCCGATGACAACTTTGATTAAAGATTTATTGCCGTTCTGGATGTCTTGATGGATGTGATCCATTTTAATTTCGACTTTCTCAAGTCTTGTTTCCAGGTTGATATATCTCTGTTCACACAGATCAACATGGGCTTCTAATGACTCTCGTTCTAATTTTGTGGCTCTTGCCATAATCTTTATATTCTCCGTACTGATTAATTTTAATATTGTACCTATGCTTTGATTATGTAATGTTTGCCTCTATAGTTGTATTAGTTATTACTATGTTTTTAATTTTGCCTTGTGTTCTAAACACATTATTATTTATCTCTATGGTCTCATTTAGGCCTGGGATAACAGGCACTAGGTCGAAATTTTCTAATAGTGTTTTAGGATCTGGAAAAGTGTGAGCTTCGTCAACTTTAAGATCTAAGTACCAAACACTGTGTTTTCCTTTATAGTCTGATCCGAAGCCAAGTTCTTTAAGTTCTGCTTCAGTCATTATTTGTTGTTGGGGAGTTTCGAAGTAAAAGTTTGTTCCTAGCATTAGAGTTTGTACAAAGGTCATAAAGTTTGCTTGCTGATTAACAGACAGTTTATCATTGCTGTTATTTCTGTGGCGTTTGGTTTCAGTGATGTCAATCAGTGTGTATACTCTCATGCATTTATTTATAGCCATAAAAAAAGGCCCACTTAAAAAGTGAGCCTTTAGTGTGACTATAACGTCACGTTCCTAAGGTAGTTAGGATTAGTCTGCGAAAGTTGCAACAATAGCCATTGTTACACCAGATACACCACGGTAGTTAGAACCTGCTGTTAATGCGCCTGTTCCTTGTACTGCAACGTGTGCAACGTCTGCTGATGTAAATGCAACACCTGCGATAGTTACTGCATCGTCAGTACCTGCTGTACCACCAGCTGTCATTGCTTCTACTACTGAGTTAAGATCTGCAATCGCTGTAGTTGTGATTGCTGTTTTCGCTAATGAAATGATGCGAGTTTGTGGACCTAGTCCGTTTCCTGCTTCGACATTAATGCCGTTTACTTTAGTTTGTCCTGCCATTTTAATCTCCTTTGTTCTCTTAAATGACCATCTTCGTTACTCTACGAAGTTGTTATTATTATTTAGTCTCTAAAGGAAAAATAACTTAATTACGGCCTTTTTTGGCTCGATTTTCTAGCTGACGCAGTATTTGCACGTATCCTGGGCCGCCTTTTACAATATTATCAAGCAATTCAATAGCAGGTAAGTATGCTTGTACCATACTAGAAGGTATACTTCTACCATCTTTAGCAAGCTCTAAAAACTTCTTAGTCATCATTAAATTTTTATTACCGACAACATAACGATAGTTAACAAGGTCAACTCCTGTTGTTGCTAAATCAGGTATACTTATAGTTGGTTCATTATCCTTTACACGATATACTTCTAGATCACGTTCAGCTGCCAGCTTTTCAAGATGTTCAATAATATCGCTTGATCTTAGTTTAGCTCTTGCGGCAAGTAATAATCTAGTAACAGTATCTTTCTTACCTCCTGGAGATAACGTGTCAAAGCTAAAAATGTTCCTTCTGCAATATTTGTAATCTTGATTTTTAATGTGTAGTGTTGACTCTATGTTGAGTACATCTGTTTGTGTTTGTCTGTTTGATGCAGTACCGCTTGCTAGTGTACTAACATAACGATTAAACGCCATTAAAGGAAAGTAAGTTGTAGCTCGCATTTTAGATGCGGCACCAGGATCTTTTAATTTGTTAAGTGCTTCTTCGTCACCAACAATAAAATAAACAAAGTTATAAAGATCTGTTGCACTCATTCTAAAATGTTTATAGCTATCGTGGCTACTAGTTTTCTTAGCATAGCCATGTGCATAACCTGTCATTGTTGGGAAGCGTCTTAGAACTTCAAGTATAAGGATCGTAAGATAAGCACGTTCACAACAATCGGTGTATGTGAGCGTCCTAAGCGATCCAGTCGCTCGAGTCATTCTTGCTTCGTGAAGTTCTTTAATAAAATCCATTATTTTCTAATTAATCCCAACAGTTTCATTAATCCTTCTGAGCTTTGTAGTTTTGTCTGGATAGCATCGTCTACTTCTGGATCTCTTGCCATCTTATACTCAATGCCAAAGTAAGGTGCTAGTTTCTTTAGTTCTAAGTTTCTAATAAACCTAGCTTCTTGTTGTGAAACTTTAATCATTTCACCGTCGTCTGTTTCAATCTCACCACCGTCGGAATAGTCAGCAAGTTTGCCTGCTTGTACTGTTACAAGTGAATCATTGTTATAACGCTTTGCGTTTGGATCAATGTCCTTGTCTAATTCTGCACCGTGTCCTTTAAGTCCGAAGTCATCGCTATCGAAGGCTTCATTTAGGTCTTTCATTTTCATTTGTTATCTCCTATTATCTTTCTATTGCTCTGTTTGCCGCTGTAAACTCTGATCTATTTACAAATTTAATAGATCCTTCAGGATGTGAAAGTACATACCCTTCGCCTCCTGGCTTGCCAGCTGTGGTTGCTTTTACGTCACCTTCGGCACTATCCATTTGTCTAATTACATCGTCTTTGACTTTTTGGATGCCTGAAACAACCGACCATAAACTTACAAAGCCAGCTGAATGTTCTTTAATATGTTCGATAACTTTTTGTTTCATTTTCATGCTAATGTTTTTAGTATCTAGCCATTTAATAAAATCTTTACCAAGGTTATCTAATCCTGTATCTACTTTAGTGTTGATGTAATTGTACAACATATCACCAAAGCCTTTCATCTGCTTTTGTTCAAGTGTATTTGGATCTAGCAATTTATCTATTTCAGCACTTCTACTATTAATTAAGGTGGCTAACTTTTTTACACCTGCGTTATCAATCTTTGGCGGTTGCTGTACAGTAACACTTGGGAATACTAATACATCACTACCTTGCAATTTGTCTGCGTTTTGTACAGGACCTTCGTTACCATCAGCATCTACTTCTCTGTGTATTACAATACCAGTTGTACTTGCTCCGATATTTTTGCCTAGGTCGCTCTTTGTAGTTACACTATACTTTACTAGCTGTGGCTGGAATACATAATGGCCATCTTCGACACTAGGTGTGTTATAATAAAGTAGGTCGCCTTTAAAGAAACCTCTATAGTCTTTTGGTACTGCTTTTTGATATAGTTTAAACACATTTGCCATTTTGTCAGCAAACATAATACGTCCTGGGTCGTCCTTCATCTTGCCGCCGCTACGGTTTAGTAGGATGTCCTTGAGTTGGTCTGGGCTTTTTGCTTTTCCGTCTGTTTTAACTGCTCCGTATCCTGCTTTGTCAGTAAAAATAAACTCTCCATTCTCATCGCGGCCAAAAATGACTGCGGGAGATCCGTCCCATTTGACTGTGACATTTTCATGTCCTCCCTTTTCTAAATCAATAATGGATTGTAAAGCTCTCTTGGCTCCTTTAGATCCTTCCCAAAAGATTAAATCTTCTGCATGATTAATTTCTCGGCCGCCTTCATTAAGTGTAGTTGTTGTGCGCTTAACTGATTCTTCAACCCATCCAGCTTTCATATAAGTCTTGAGATCCTTGGGGTTAATTTGTGCAGACATCTTACCGTCTTTTGATACTACACTGATTGTACCTTTGCGTTGAGGGTCAACTTCTTGCCATCCTCGATCTGTATATTTTTTTAAATTGTTTGCGGCAACTTTAACTGTTCTTCCAGTACCTGGATCTTTTACAATAACTTGATTTCCTATAAGAGTATTGCCGGCAGTCTTTCCGATATTTGCTACTTGTCCAATTGTTGTTTGTCTTCCGCCTGCATCTTTATAAGCATCAATTCCTTTGCCGATATCATTTCCTTGTCTTCCAAGTTTATATCCTGCACGTAATCCTCTTGCTGTATTTTGAATTCCTCTGCCAATACTCTTTGCTACTTTACCAAGAAGCTCGTCTGTTCTTTGAGCTTCTAACATACCTGCTCTAATGCCGTTTCGTCTAGACTCTACAGTTTTACCTGCTTTGGTCATGTGTTCTTTCCACGGAGCAATTAATTCCTCGTAGTTTGAATCGCCTTTAAGTTTTGCAAGAATACTATCAACTGTATGTGTATCCTTTTCAGTAGCACCTTTACCTAGTAGCATCGATGCAATGTCATCCCAGTTGTCTGCAACAACCTCATCTCCTTTGTTTGGATCAACAAGACCAAACTTAGGGCTCATTTTATATCCTCTGCCTCTTGCAATGCTAGACAATAACACTGCTCTATCTGCACCTGTATATTGTCCTGTCCCACCACGTTTGGCTCCACGCTGAAAATCTGGATTGGTAGTAAACATAAAGTCTGTTTGTACATATCCTTTGCTACCCTGAATTGGTGCACGAAAATGTACTTGGTCGCCTGCATTATGAATCCAGCCTGCTGTAAACTTGCGGCCCTGATTCATAATTTGATCTTCAGGAATGCCTTTGCTTACAAGCCATGCACTTAATTTAGCAATTAGTTCTTCTTTGCTGACTTTATTTGCATCTGTGTTTAAATCTAAATCACCTGAACTATTGTCTTCAAATGCTCCATCTGGATTATTTTTCTTTCCTGTTGTGCCCAACCAATCTTGTTCGTCAAAAGTTAAGCCTGTGATCTTTTCAATAAACTGAATAGTAGGATGCACATCTTTAGTTGCAATCCTTTGTGTTAAGGGCTGATCCTCTTTTTTGAATACGTTGCCGCCTTCTTTAAGAATTTTTGCCATTCTTTTTTTCCTCGTTGATTCGACGGATACCGCGTGTAAATTTCTTTGGGTCTGCGCTTTTTATACTGTTAATAAAACGTCTCTCTAATTCTAATGACTCTTCGGCACTATAATGATCCGACATCTTTTCAAAAAGATTAATAACACTTTCAATAAGATTCTGTCCAGTAGTTTCGATTAGATTAGACCTATCTCTATTAAGATTTAGGTTATTAAGCTCTTCTAGTATTGATCTTGTGTGTTTTTTCATTAGTTAAGTATCCTTACTGTGTATTTAGCAGGCGCTACTGATAAATATCTAAACAAAGGGGGCAAGGGCATGACAACAATATCCGAAATGAATTTCAAAGAAAGATCCTTACTTTTTGCTAAACTTGCTAACATTGCATATAGTAACACAAAAGAAGCGACAAGTCAAGCAAAACGGTTGGGTTTCACAACTACAGAGTTTTATGAAAAAGATGGTGCACAAGCGTACCGTTTTATGAACAAGAATGATTTAGTCATTGCATGTCGAGGCACTGAGCCTAAAGAATTAAATGACATTAAAGCAGATTTAAGAGCATTACCAGTTGTAGCAGAAACAGTTGGTAGAGTACATTTTGGATTTAAAGCAGAAGTTGACGACCTATGGCCAATGATATGTGACGATATGGTTCGCACAGTTAACTTAGGTAAGAAAGTATGGTTCTGTGGACACAGTTTAGGAGCGGCAATGGCAACTATTATGGCTAGTCGTTGTATGTTCTATGCAAGTGTACCTAACCCAGAAGAGCTTTACACATATGGTTCACCTCGAGTTGGTTGGCGCAAATATGTCAACAGCCTAGGTGTTGTACATCATCGTTGGAAGAACAACAACGATATTGTTACAACTGTTCCGCTTTGGGCAATGGGCTTTGTGCATCACGGCACCCAACACTATCTAAATGCTTATGGACAAGTCCGTAATCCAACTGGCTGGCAACTAGTCAAAGACAAGTGGCGCGGCATCTGGATGGGTCTCAAGCAAGGCAAAGTAGACAGTTTTGGTGATCACTCAATGAGCGAGTACATCAAACATCTTGAAGCATACGCTCAATCTAAATAAAATTTAATCAAGAGGAAGGGTTGCTTTGTTGAATAGCAACCCTTTTTTTATGACCGTTGCATAAAATGCATAACGGCAATGCAACATTAGCACTCGACTTTAGTATTATAATAATGTAGTATTGTATAAATAAGCACGTATTAGTAGAAACCTTTAATGGTTAACACTAATATCACACACATAGACACATTGGATAGACAATGGGCATTATCCATGCCATACAAGTGATTGACGGTTACCAAAGGTAACTGCACCGCCGGGGAAGTTCCGGGGTATCATGCTAACCACAAAGCATCCATACATCGAAGGAGAACAAAGATGGCTATAAAAACTAGCAGTCTGATGTCTTGGGTGAACCACTTGTTTACTAAGAGAGCAAGTGACTCTGATCTAATACGTTGGGCTAAACTTGAGTACGGTAATGATTGGCAAGACGCCTATCACCAAATGAAAACACGACCAGGCAAAATACCAAACGTTAGAGGAGTAACACAATGAGTACATTAGCACAAACATATTGGACTTACACTTGTAAGTTCTGCGAAGTAATTCGCAAAGCATTCTACGTAGCATTCGTAGGATTAATTGCATTTGGAGAAAGTGCAGGAAGAGCAAGAGCCGCAAACGAACTTGCACGTCAGGGCTTACATGCAGAAGCAAAAGCACTTATGTTAGGAGATCAAAAAAATGATTGATTATATCAAAATGTATTTTGGCCTAACTCCAGAACATAAAAAAGCAAGAAAAAATTTACGAGAACTTTCAGTACTTACAAATCATGAACTAAACGACATTGGTATTTGTCGCGGAGATATTCACTATCTAGCATACGAACCAGTTCGCGAACTTAAAAAGAAATTAGCATACGAAGCAGGCGATCACTACATGCGTGGTAAACCTGTTGCTACTTGGAAGGGGAAAGCTCATGTGTAATTGGTGGCCAGTAACCGACGAAGAATGGGAAGAGCTAACCTTCCCAAACAAAAAGAAGGTTAATTAAAATGTGGAATCGTTTTATTAAAGCAATGGAATACCGTAGCTACTGCATGGCTATTCAACAACTGCGTAGCAAAGGCATGTACAAAGAAGCACAACGTATTAGTGAATACAAACATGCAATGTACCCGTCTTTCTGATAACGTAGCCTACGGTTTAACTATGTCCTTTCGCTGGTTCGCGGACACGTTCTTCGCAAAGCGTTATGGACATAGGGCTGTAGTTTTAGAAACTGTAGCAGGAGTTCCTGGTATGGTGGCAGGCATGTGGCAACACTTGCGTAGCCTAAGAAAGATGCAGCCGGATGATAGAGGCTGGATCAAAACACTTCTAGACGAAGCAGAGAACGAGCGTATGCATCTAATGATATTCATTGAGATTGCAAAGCCCAACTGGTTCGAACGATTATTGATATTGTTTGCTCAGTTTGTGTTCTGGCACTTCTACTTTGTGTTGTACGTGCTGTTCCCAAAGACAGCACATCGCATGGTAGGATATTTCGAGGATCAAGCTGTTGTAAGTTATACACAATATCTAGAAGAGATTGACTCAGGACGTATTGAAAACATTCCTGCGCCAAAGACTGCGATAGACTATTACAATCTAAAGCAGGACGCAACATTGAGAGATGTTGTTATTGCTGTTCGTGCAGACGAGCAAGGACATGCAGATGTAAATCACGATATGGCTAATTATCTCAGTCAATAAAAAAGCACCCATTGGGTGCTTTTTTTTACTTTAACCAACCTATCTTCTTGCCTAGTTTAGTACGTTTTTCGTGTTCAGCAACACTACCGGGGTAGCGCCATGCCCACAGAGCGACTAGTGCCATAAAGCCTCCGCTCCATAGTACAGCTTTAATATTGCCTGTAGTAAACCAAAGGAACGCTAACGAGGACGACATTACTATCACCATCGCATACTTGCCTTTGGTTGGGAATACTCTTTTCTGTACCCAGTTCGTTAAGAACGGACCAAAGTATTTGTGATTGTATAACCACTTGTGCATCCTTGGTGAGCTCTTTGCAAAACAATAAGCCGCAAATACTAAGAAGATGCTAAACGGAATGCCTGGTACTATAACTCCGACGTAGGCCATTCCTAATGATAGAAATCCAAGTCCCATCCATATATATTTTTTAATCATATTATTACCTTTCGGATGCACAACCTTCAGCAAATCTCTTAAACACTTTTCTAAGAGAGTCAACAAGATTATGCATCATCGCATCTGTATGTAAAGGAGTTGGCGCGATGCGAAGACGCTCTTCTCCTACAGCTACCGTTGGATAGTTGATACTCTGTACATATATGCCGTAATCGTCTAACAGCATATCGCTCATCTCTTTGCACTTCTTTGCATCTCGGACCATAACAGGCACAATATGAGTGCAAGCAACATCTAGGACTTCAATGTCCACCTCGGATAACATACGCTTCAGCGTTGAAGCTCTTTCTTGATGCTTTACTCTTAGCTCGTTATGGTCTTTAAGATACTTTATTGATGCCAATGCTCCTGAACAAAGTACAGGACTCATTGACGTAGTGAATATAAATCCGCTGGCTACACTGCGTATTGCGTCTATGACTAATTCATCGCCAGCAATATATCCACCTTGTACACCAAATGCCTTGCCTAGTGTTCCATTGACTATGTCAACACGGCCTTCCCCTACTTTTTCTAGATATCCGCCTCCGGTATCTCCATACAAGCCAACGGCATGTACTTCATCTATATAGGTCATCGCTCCGTAACGATCGGCAAGATCGCAGACACTTGAAATTGGAGATATGTCACCATCCATGCTATACACAGATTCAAAAACTATGCAAGGGGTAAGTCCTTCAGCAACAACTTCTTTTAATTTCTCTTCTAACTCGCTCATATCATTATGAGTCCAAATACGTTTTTCTGCTTTACTATGAAGTATACCTTGAATAAGACTAGCATGATTCTTCGAATCTGAAAGAAAACATATGTTGGGTATGATTTTGCTTAGAGCAATGAGTGTCCACTCGTTTGCGACATAGGCACTAGTAAACAATAATGCGGCTGGCTTCTGGTGTAATTTTGCCAACTCCATTTCTAATGCTACATGATAATGACTTGTGCCGCTGATGTTCCTAGTTCCACCTGATCCAGTACCTGTTTGATCAAGTGCCGTATGCATAGCATCGATTACAACTTTATGTTGTCCCATGCCTAGATAATCGTTTGAACACCAATTTACAATGTTTTTAATGTTATAAGGTCCATACCAGATCGCTTCAGGAAAACTGCCCCGTTCTCTTACAATATCGTTGAATACTCGGTAGTTGCCGGTATCTTTAAGTTTTAGTATCGTCTCGTTGAACGGTGCTTTGTTTATCATCTAAATACTTTTTAAATTGCTCTTGGTCTAAATAACAGAAGTAACCGTGACTATTAAAAATACCCATGTCTGACAATTCTTTTTGAACTGCATTCCAATCCTTGAATAATTCCTTAAGCCATGTTAACATTGTATATTACTTATCATCTATAAAAGATAGTCCTTCCGTAATGGAATAAATAGTTATAGTAAAAGGAACACTAAAATGCGAGCAGTAGACTTAATTCGATCATTATTGGACTTTATTGACCAAGAAACCGTAGAACCAACAATACACATCACAAAGGTTAACATGCCTGATGAGTTTCCGGATGAAGATCCTGAACAACTACGCAAACAAAATCAAATTAAAGATCTTGCTCCTAGTTCCTGCGGTACACAATATGCAAATAGTCCTGACGAAAAGATTGCTAACATTGATGCAGTAACCCACGATGCAGGAGGTGGTATGCATTTACCTAAACATCCAGCAGATATTAGAGGTGAACACCCTAGTATGTTTGCCGATTATCTACGAAAGATACAAAATTCTAAGGAGTAAACTATGGCGGCAAATGGTATATCAACACTGGCAACTAAAAGAGAGCGTCAAGACGCTAAACTTACACAAGCTAACGCAGACAGAGCGGCTCGCAATGTAGTTGAGCCTGGTCGTTATGCTGATGTTACAGCAGACGCAACACAACTTCCTACTCGTTATGCAGTTGGTGACAACGATACTAGCAATGTAGTTGACAATCCTAATTCAGGCGGACTTGTAACAGGAAGGCCTTGGGCATAATAAATGGGAAACCGTAATCAACAAAATACGACAAACTATACCCATCCTGAAGAGAGCAATCTTTACGATGTTCACAAGGCTTTGACCTATGATCCATATGGCGCTCCTGTACTACGCATAGACGACACTACCAAACAGCACACAGCAAAAAACCGTGTGAAGATTAGCACCTATGAAGTCGCAGACTTTGGTACATTTACTAACTCAAAAGACACAGACATTTGGGATGAACTAACAAGTGGTACTGCTAGTGCTACCCACCAACCCTATCTAGGTATGGTAAAACTTGAAGTAGGGTCAAGTGCAGGTGACGAAGTAGTACGCCAAACCGTTCGTGTTCAGAGATACATTCCCGGCAGACAAGGCGAAATGTCAATGACTATGATATTTGGCACACCTGATACTGGTATACGTAGACGTTTTGGATTGTTTGATGAACTAAATGGATTCTTCTTTGAAGATTCGGGTGATGGCACATACCGTTGTGTACTACGCAGAAACTCTGCACTTGGTGTTGTGGATGAAGAAAGTTTTACTCGTG